TCACCAAGGAGCTGATCAGAGCAGTAGCCACCAGACGGCTGGAGGTGGCTGCGATCTTGGTCCGCATCGGCTGGGATTGTGCAAAATCTCGCGGGGAGTACTGGAAACCGCCATTCGCCGCCTCGATCCGACTGCAATTCCGACCATGGTGGCACGAGGAGAGGCTCAAGCGGCCAATCCACAGTTATCAGTGGTTGATCTGGGATCGCCGCCACCGGGGGCCACCCGTGGTCATCCATGCCGGGGCTGATCTATGACCAGGGGCGAATGGTGGCTGCTGGCTCACGCAAGAGGCCTGCACACATTCCCGCTGACCGCCGGGATGAAGACACCAACAACCGGGCCGTGGGAAAAATACAAAACGGAGCGCCCGAGCGCCGACCAAATCCGAGCCTGGTCCGGACAGGGACTGAACTACGGCATCATCTGTGGAACTCCCAATCCAGAGAACCCCGATGAGCAGCTTGCAGTTATAGATGTGGACAAGGTCGACGGATGGCAGTCCTGGCTGGATGACCGAGGTCAGGAGGAGCCAAACACCGGATGGGTCACCACCACACCGAGAGGCGGGAAGCATCTGCCCTACTGGATCCCAGCAGAAATGGCGGTGTCCATCTCCAAAGGATGCGGGCCAGACGGGGCCTGGGATATCCGGGGACGCGGCGGGTATGTCGTCGGTCCTGGGTGCCACACAGTTGATATAGGCCACCCAGAGAAGCAGGTGGCGGGTGTATATTCAGTCTCCGGGAATGACCTAATACCCGGCACGGCACCGGATTGGCTAGCGGCATGGTTTCCAATCTGGGCCCCAGCCAGGGAAGGGCTCGGGCTGGATAACGAACCCCCCCGGCACACCACCAAAAGCCCCTCCGAAAACACAGGTAATAATCAAACATGGACGATCGACGGCCTGGAAAATGGCCGCGAGGACTACGGCACAAAGACGGTCTGGGCAGTGTTCCGGGAATTGATCGACCGGGGCGGCTGGACCAAGGAAACCCTGGCCCGGGAAATGCTGGAGGTCGCCTGGACGCAATACTCAGCCAAGGCGACATCACGCCACCCCGAGGGGCTGGAGGCTGAAGGCCGGGGAAAGCGAATGATTATGGAGAAGGTCCAAGACTGCATCCGGAGGAATTGGGACGAACGAGCAGGGGAAGGCGGCGTCCCCGACCCTAGAAAGGATGAGCACCCGGCCACTGAGGTTTCGGCCCCAGTCCCAGGTCTGCTCCGCCATTATGCCGATATCCGCTACAACCTCGATCAAACCTGGATATTCGAGGACTTTCTAACTCCAGGCGCACTCGCTTGCCTATACGGACCACCAAATTCCAAGAAAACATTTTTCGCACTCGCCCTCAGCCACGCCATATCAACCGGCAGCGACTTCCTGGGGAAACGCACCAAACTGGGGACCGTGATCTACCAAGTGGGCGAGGGACGGGAGAACTTCTCCAGGCGGATCGGGGCCATGAAACTGAGCCTGGATGAACACAGCCCCGAGCCAAAGCTGTCCATCATCACTGAGACCATCGACCTCTCCAGCGACACTTATGTCCAAGCCATGATTGACGCCTGCCACGAGGCCGCTGAAGAGCACGGCGAGCCAGTCAAGCTGCTGGTGATCGACACCCTAGCCCAGGCGATGTCCGGCGATGAGAACTCAACCCAGGACATGAACACCCTAATCAGAGCAGCAGCGCGGATCCGAGATGAGATCAGTTGTGCAGTCCTCTTTATCCATCACACCGGCAAAGACAAGGAAAGAGGCGCACGCGGCAGCAGCGCACTCCTCGGGGCTGTCGACACCGAGCTACGGATTGACCCCGGCGCGAAGAACAAAGCCGGGCTTGATACCTCCCGGGTCACCAGCACCAAGCAACGCGACGGCGAGAAGGACCTCGACCTGACCTTCGCCCTCCAGGTTGTGCCGCTGGGGGTCACCGCCGAGGGGGACACGATAACGTCCTGCGTCGTCATCGACACCGAGCAGCAACACGGGGCACGAGAGCAGCCGCTGCGGCCCCGAGCCCGAGAACTCCAAACCGTGATCAATAACTGTTGCCTGCAACGACCAGCTCGGCCCATCACCCTTCGACCGAACGACAACGCTGTCGATTGCCGGGATCATCTACCCCGCCACGAGGTGTTCGAGGTTTGGTCCAAGACCATCGCCGAGCCCCAAGATCTGGGCAACCCAAAGGCCGAGTTCAGGAAGGCCCTGAGTGAGCTATCCGGAGCGAAAAAAGTGCTCGGATATGAGGATAAAATCGGGGTCCTCGGCGAGGCTTTTGAAGCAAGTAAATACCGCTGAAATCAAAAGCGTCCCAAACGAAATCTTGGGACGCTCGAAGTGTGGAATATCAATGGGTTACGAGATTTGGCACAAAAAGCGTCCCAAGCGTCCCAAAGCGTCCCAAACGAGATCTTGGGACGCTCGAAGTGTGGAATATCAATGGGTTACAGGGAGGCTTTCAAAAGCGTCCCAAACAACGCCAATGAAAAGCGTCCCAGCGTCCCACCCACCTAAAGGGTGGGACGTTTGGGACGCTTTTGGGACGGGACCAATCGGGGGATAAAATGAAGCCCAAAATAGATGACAAAATGGTCGACCGATATCGAGCCATTACCCATCGACACGACACAGTGATCGGGGGGCTCGAACGCAAGTGGGGGGTGGCCCGATTGGAGGGGCTGGTGCCAGTGGAGATGGCCGAGAAGATCCGGGGCATCCACGAGGCCGCAAACCACTCGCTATGGGAGGGTGATCACCCGGGGCTGGTCGAACAACTCTATGAGCGATTGATCGGGGGGTGGCAGGCCATGGATCGAGTGGCGACCAAGGCGGGACACCAGCCGATCAATCCAAAGCAACTCGAAGCGGTCGGGGCAGATGGCGGGCTGGTGATCATAGCCGAGGACATTGCCAGCATCCCGAGAGACGGGAGGGAGGCCCAGGTCTGGACCCTCGGCAGTGTGATCAAGGTCCTGGAGGATTGGCAGCGGCAACAGGGCACGGAGGCAGTCGGGGCGGTGATGGAGCAATTCCCCGGCACGACAATCGCCGGCATCCGGTCAACTAAGCGGGAGCCCTTCGATGACGAAATTCCCTTTTAAGAAGAAAGATATGCCGCAGCCCAACCGGGCTACGGAGGAAATCTTCGTAGACAAATACACCAAGGTCCGTCGGGTCACCCATGAGCATGTGCTCGACACCTACAGTCGTCGTTCGCAAATCAACGACCGCCAGCTTGAGGCGGGGTTGATCTTCCGGCGCCACTGGGAGCGGGGGATGAGCCAGCGGATAACCGCACCACCCGATGGGGCCAACGCCACCAGCGCTAGAGGAGCGAGCAGGCGGGATATCAGTGAGAGCCAGCTCGCCAGTAGGGATCAGGTCCGCCGCCTGCTCAAGGTGCAGGCTGGGCCGCTGGAGGGCCGCATCCTGATCAGAGTGGCAGGCTGTGGCGAGTGGGCTGGACGAGCAGCGGGGCAGCGGGGGCTAGACCGGCGAGCAATCGACATGCTGAGGTCAGCACTGACCGCCGTAGCCAATGAGCTTGGCATGCCTTGAAGAAAGACAGGTAAAATTCAAAGATGGCAAAGGAATACTAGCTGTTGACAGCGTGCAGTCATAAGCGCAAGATGTCGTATGATCTCACAATGGTGAGAGCGCACTGATCATCGGTTGTGATCTTTGGTGCGGGCTGGTTTCACGAATCCAAAACCCGGGGTTGTCTCAAAACTGGCCCCGGGTTTTTCTTTGCCCGCGACTCGGCATCCACATTCAGGATATTCCATGGCACAAACAGGCCCAGACCGTCCGTTGACGATCCGGCAGGAGAAGTTCGTCCGCTTCATGGCGATGGAGGAATGCAAGACACCGACCGAGGCAGCGCGAAGAGCTGGGTACTCCGAGGCCTATTCAGTTAGGGAAGGCTACAGGCTCGCCAACAATCCTCGGGTAGCCCGCGAGGTTGAGGCGGAGAAGGAACGAAAGAAACGCTGGATCGACATGGAAGATGCCGAGCTGATAGGGCGTGTGGCGGAGGCGTGCAGGGCCGAGGCGGGCCCAAATCAGCTTCGAGCCCTGGAATTAATGAGCAAGATCAAAGGCTTACAGCGAGATGTTCAGAAGGTAGAGCACAGTTACGCCGACGATATGGAGGCTCTGAACCGCCAGATCCGAGAGGAGCAGGCTTTGATCCCGCTCCGAGTGGTCGCCTGATTGGGCACCCTCGGGCAGCGCCTGACCGCTAAGTCATTGGGAACATAGGATAAATAGGCATTGGGGTTGGCATTGGTTCTACCGACGCCGCGCCTGCCCTCTAGATATAGTAGGTTGAGCAAAACGGCCCACTAGATGTAGACCCCCCCCTTTCTTTTTTCGGGGTGCCGCTGTTGTTCAAATATACCCCCACACTGACCCCCTTCCATTTTTTTTTAAATTTCCTGAAATAGACCGGCGGTCCAATGCTCGACTTTGAAACCGGCAAGGCGCTGCGGTCGGACCCGGGTCTGTTCTGCCGCACTGTGCTCGGGGTCACCCCCCAGCCGTGGCAACTGGAGGCTCTTGAGGCGGTCCGCGATAATCCGAGAACCTGCATTGCCTCTGGACATGGCGTCGGTAAATCGGCCCTGCTGAGTTGGCTGTGTCTGTGGCACCTGCTCACCCACGTTCCGAGCAAGACCGCCGTTACTGCCCCGACTAGCCACCAGCTTTCCGATGTCCTTTTTGCTGAGATCACCAAGTGGGCGCGGGGTCTTCCCCCCACTTTCCGAAATAGCCTAGACATCAAGTCCGACACCATCCGCCTGCGAGGTGCTCCCGACACTGCCATTTACGCCCGCACCAGTCGCCTCGATAACCCGACGGCGCTCCAGGGGTTCCATGACAGCAATTCGATGCTGTTCCTGTGCGATGAGGCTGCGGGTATTCCCGACGCCATTTACGAAGTGGCCAGCGGAGCATTATCGAGCGCGGGGTCAAAGATCGTCCTAGCCGGCAACCCGACTTCTCAGTCCGGCTATTTCTATGATGCGTTTCACAAAAACCGCTCGCGGTGGAAAGCTCTGAACGTCTCCTGCCTTGACAGCCCGATGGTCTCCCAGGACTGGGTCGAGACGATGGCGGCGGACTACGGAGTGGATAGCCCGGTTTATTCGATCCGAGTGCTGGGCGAGTTCGCGAGCCAACAGGACAACGCGATAATCAATGCGGAGTTGGTCACCTCGGCTTGGGACCGCGACATTGTCGAGGACCCGGAGGCTGCTGAGATATGGGGTTTAGATGTCGCCAGAAGCGGCTCTGATAGTTGCGCTTTAGTCAAGCGCCGGGGGTCGGTCATCACCGGGATCCGGGTCTGGCAAAATTCTGATTTGATGGCGACGGTCGGCCTTGTCATGGCTGAGTTGGAGGGTCTCCCCCCATCCAAGCAGCCCACCGAGATTCTCGTGGACAGCATCGGCATTGGAGCCGGGGTCTGCGATCGCCTAGCTGAGCTGGCGGATTGCACGGTCCGGGGGATCAATGTTGCTGAGGCCCAGTCAATGAAGGCTGGCCGTTTCAAACGATTGAGAGATGAATTGTGGTGGAAGACACGGGAGTGGTTCGAGGGTCGGGACGTTCGGATCCCCCAGGACGATCGCCTTCTAGCGGAGTTGGTAGCTCCCCGATTCTCGATAATGAGCGACGGGAGAATCCAAGCAGAGTCAAAGGACTCCTTGAAACGCAGAGGAGTACGGAGTCCCGATATTGCAGACAGCCTATGCCTCACGTTTGCGTCTGCGGCCACGACAGCCAGCGGCGGGACCCGGGGGTATCTGAGCAGTTGGAACAAGCCCCTGAAGCAACCGACAACGACGTGGGTGGTGTGAAATAATGGCATTTGGTGGCGGGCAACAATTCCCCGAGGCACGGCCGAATGACCGGCAGATGGCCCCTGGCAGTCGTTCATCGGTCGCCCATCTCATGGGCACCTATCCCGGGATGGATCCGGTCGCCCGCTATTACGCCATGCCGGGGGCGAGCCCCTGGCCGGGTGACCCTAGCCAGGATCCTGGCCTAACCCAGCCCCCTTCAAATGGGCTCTTTAACCAGAACCTGCTGGGAGGTAACTACACCACCCAAGCAGCACTAGAGGCTAACCCCATCGCTCTAGCAAACCGCCGGGCCGGTCTCCAAGCTGGCTTCGTAGGAGGCTCGGGCTCAGAAGGATGGGGTGACGGCAATTATCGGCGATACACTGAACAGCAGCCGACCATGCCCAAGCCTGGCTACCCGCCTCCCCAGGAGCGTTCCTCGCCTTTGATGCCGCTTCCGTCAGGCCCCGAGTACCGGGGTCGCCGACACGGGGGGGATGTGCGCGATTTCAGTCCTGGTGATCCTGGTACTCCGGGACAGCCGTATATGCCGCGACCTATGCCGCAGCCGGCCTTCGACCAAGATCTGCTGGGGGGCAGGTACTCCACTCAGGAGGCTCTGGAGAATAACCCTGCCGCTCTCGCCGCTCGGAGACAGGGTCTGGAGCGAGGGTTCGCAGGAGGTGACCTTTGGGGCGACGGTAATTATCGGAACTACTTGGCGAAAATGGCGAAACGGGGAAACCCGGCGGACGATGAGACATCCCTGCACATGCAGGCGAGGAATGACCAGCCGATGGGCGGGCTGATGGGGAACCGAGGATTTGGTCCCGGCCTGTTGCAGCAGCCTGGAATGGGGAACGAACCCTAGCGCCCATCCCCATTAGCCCCGCGATGATCCCGCAGCCGGATACTGAGGAGCCCCGTTTCGGGGTCCGCCCTAATGAAGTGCAAGTGGAAATAAAATGGTAACCTTTGCCGGTCAAGAATTATACAAAATACCAGGCCTTCTCGATCCATCGCTCCCGGTGCAACAGCCTGTAGACACGGGCACGTTCCTGGATCTCGATGACGATCAGAAGGCTCGCCTACAGGCCGCGACGGGCAGTTTCGCTGGCGGTCTCCTGAACCCTGCGGGGTATCAGGTCCGCAGCGAGCCAGTCGCTGATGGCCCGTTCAAGGGTCGCTACATGACCCCCCTCATGCCCTCCGGCTATGTTGCCACCGAGGAAGGTGGCGGGGATCCCAATGCCTACCAGACACCGACTCCGGTCGAGGAAGGCGGGAATGGTGCCTTCACTTTGATGGATTTGATGAAATACGAATCGGCGATGCAGGGGGCTAATTTCGGCAACCAAAATCGGTCCAGCGTTTTTGAGAGCTTCAAGGATGCTGGCGGCGGAACCTACGACGTTGATCCGGGTAAGGGCGCTTACGGCAGCTACTTTACGATGGACGGTCCAGGCAGCACCGCGAGCTTCGAGGATTACCGGCGGCCGGATGGGGAGGCGATCACTCGACAGGCTCGGGATCAGATCATCATGGCCCGCCTCGGGAATATTGATGAGAGCGGCGGCGACGGCGGGTTTTGATCATGGTGGATGACGATGACCTCCAGCGCGTCCTCACTGAGGAGATGGAGGCAGCTATCGGCTGGAATGCCGATACGTTCCAAGCCAAGCGTGAGAAGGCCCTCGATTATTACCACGGGTCCCCCCTCGGAAACGAGCAAGCGGGCCGATCCCAGGTGGTGGTCACCGAGGTAGCCGACAGTGTCGATTTCGCCCTAGCCTCTCTCCTGCGAGTTTACACCGGTCAGGACAGCGTCACATTCTCGCCACAATCTGCCGACGCGGTACAGCTCGCCGAGCAGGCTGGCGACTATTGCAAATATGTATTCGAGCAGCAACTCGGCTTCCAGGGGCTGGCGGATTTAATCAAGGACGGCCTTCTGTATGGCCTCAGCGCGGCAAAGGTATCCTGGGTCGAGCGCGAGAAATACGAGGAGGAGACCCACGAGCAGCTGAGCGAGCTTCAGCTCACCTCGCTGCTGTCCGATGACACGGTGGAGATCCTGGAGCAGACGGTCAAGGCCGAGGTCACCAATGAGGTGGACGAGGTTGAGTTCGACGAGATGGGCATGCCCCTCCCGCCTCCGCCCCCGATCTTCGATGTCACCATCAGCCGTCGCATAAAAGTGGCGGGGATTGAGATCGCGCACATCCCCCCCGAGGATGTGCTGATCAATGATGACGCGACATCAACAGACGATGCCCGCTTAGTCGCCCACCGATCGAATGTCACTAAGAGCGAATTGGTCCAGCTCGGCTATGACATCGACGCGATCGAGGAGGCCTCAGCCTCAGCGAGGGCTGAGACCTCAGAGCAGAAGGCTCGGCTTCAGGATCTCAAGGGCAGCATCAACCACGACAATGCCGACGACGCTCAGGAGCTGTTGGAATATGTCGAGGCCTACCTCCTCTACGATAGTGACGAGGACGGGATCGCCGAGCTTCACAAAGTCTGCGCTTTGGGAGGAAGTTACGAAATTCTCCATCACGAGGTGGTCGATCACTGCCCTATAGTGATGGGCACGGTGATGACCATGCCACATAGAGCAATCGGGCGCGGAATGGCCGAGTTGCTTTTCGACGTGCAAGAAATAAAGAGTACAATCCTACGTCAGCACCTCGACAACCTCTACAGCCAGAACAATGCCCGGACGATTGCAGTCGAGGGGCAGGTGAACCTCGATGATCTGCTGACCGCCACTCCAGGTGGTGTGGTTCGGGTTCGCAGCGCCGGGGCAGTCCAGCCGTTGGCGGTGGCTCCCCTCCAGGCGTCAGCATTCCAGTTGTTGGAATATGTGGACGGAATCAAGGAGCAGCGCACCGGCCTCTCCAAGGCCTCCCAGGGCATGGCTCTAGATAAGTTGCAGTCTACTGCCGCGATCGGCATTAATGCCACGCTGAGCATGGCTCAGTCCAAGATGGAATTGATGGCGCGGATCTTCGCTGAGACGACAATCAAGCCGATCTATAAGTTGATGTTCCGGCTCCTTCGCCAGCACCAGGACAAGCCCCGGATGGCCCGCTTGCGGGGGTCCCAGTTCGTTGAGGTGGATCCAAGCCGGTGGCCGGAGAATTTCACCCTGGCGGTTAATGTCGGGATGGGCGGGGCTACCAATACTCAGGAGCGATTGCAGTTCCTCACCCAGGTTGCGTCTCGTCAGGAGGCAGTCCTCCAGCAGATGGGCCTGGATAATCCCCTGATAAATCTGGGGCAGTACGCCGAGACCCTCCGTCGAATCCTACTCCTGGCCGGCATCGAGGACACCACCAGCCTTGTCAGCGGTCCCGGTGAGGTCATGCAAGCGCAGGCTCAGATGAAGGCCCAGCAGGCCCAGGCGGGTCCGCAGCCGAACCCCGAGATGCAGTTGGCCCAGCAGAAGGCCCAGGCCGAGATGCAGGTGGCTCAGATGAAGGCTGAGGCCTCCATTGAGCTGGAGCAGATGAAGGCCTTGGCCGCCCACGAGCGAGCCGCTCAGGCCCAGGCGCAGACCCTGGAGCTGAAGCGCCAGGAGATGGAGGCCGAGATGGCGATGAAGCGGGAAGAGCTACACATGGAGGCTCAGCTTGAAGCGATCCGGGTCCAGAACGCTCTGCCCGGCGCGAATGCTCAACTCCCCATGAGTTAGGAATCTTTAATGTCCCTCGATGACAAATACAAGGATGTGCAAACGGCTCGCGAGATCCAGGAGCTATCCAGCAATGCCGGGCTTCGATTGATTTTTGAAGGGCTCCGAGCAGCCTACCTCGATGGTATCGCGCAGAGCGATCCAACTGACCCCGAATATCGTGAGGAGCTGTTTCGCTACTACCGATGCAGCCTCGATTTGGAGGCGCAGATGACCAGTTTAATTTCGGCTGGTCAGATCTCGAAATACCAGATCGACCAAGTCGTTAATCGCAAACCACATTAATTGGAGATATCTATGGCAGAAGCCGCAATGGCTGAGAGCACGGCCCCTCAAGGTCCTCTCAGCGTGGCCGAAGCAACGTCGCTGCTCCTTGCACAGGATGCCCCCGCCAACACGGATAAGGCGTCCCCGGCAGCAGCACCCGCTGAGGCGAAAGCCCCGGCACCCAAGGCCCCCGAGCCCCGGGGGGATGATGTAAATCCCACCGAGGCAATCGCGGACCTGCTCGGCCTGTCCGATGACAGCCCCGATGACAGCGATCAAGAACCCGCCGAGGAATCCGATGAGCAGACCCGATACCGGGTCAAGGCCGGGGATTCTGAGATTGAGGTAACTCTTGAGGAGCTGACACGAGGCTACCAGCGTCAGAGCGATTATACGCGGAAGACCCAAGAACTCTCGGAGCAGAGAAAGACTGCCGAGGAGCAACAGGGGAATTTCGCGCAGATGGAGCACCAGCTCGCCCAAGACCGCGAGCAGCTCCAAACTCGACTAGGCCAACTTAATGAGACCCTCACCCAGACGGTGGCGCAAGAGCCGACCCAGCAATATTGGGATCAGCTTTACCAGTCAGACGAGGGCGAGTGGGCACGGCAGAAAATCCTGTGGCAGGAGACGAAATCCCGCCATGTGGAGGTACAGGCCGAGGCTCAGTATGAGCAGGAGCGGCTGCACACCCACTATCAGCAGCAACTGGCAGCTCGACGGTCTCAAGAAGAGGTCAAAATGCTGGAACGGATCCCAGCCTGGAAAAATACGAAGACCCGAACCAGCGAGATGGGCGGCATCGTCGACCACCTCAAGGGGAAGGGTTTTTCTGAAAGCGAAATCCTCAGTGAAATGGACAGCCGCGTGGTCGATATGGCCCGCGATGCCTGGCTACTATCTGAGATTCGCAGCCAAGTTTCCAAGGCTAGGACCAAGGTCGATGCGGGGCCCAAACCATTAGGCAGAACCCGAGCGACGGGCCAGCGATCATCCTCAAAAGAAACCGAGCGGCTCACCGACACCCTGAAGAAATCAGGGACTGTCGCTGATGCAGTCGCTCTATTACGTGCAAGGAGCAAGTAATGGCCACCGCCCAAGTCGCACTATATGGTACAGGCGACAGTACCGCCAAACGAGAATCGCTCGATGATATCATTTATATGATTGACCCGGACGAAACGCCCTTTGTTTCTACTATTAAGAAGGGCACAGCCTCTGCCGTTACTGAGGAGTTCTTGGTGCAAGAACTTGCAGCAGCGGTGGGGACCAATTACGTTAATGAAGGCAGTGATACCTCGTATGAAACTCAGACCGCTCACACCCGACTGACGAACATCTGCCAGATTTCCCAGAAAGGTGTTTCCGTCTCGGGGACCCTGGCGGAAGTCGATCAGGCGTCGGTCAGCGATGAGATGCAATACCGCCAAGTCCTCGCGTCCAAAGAATTGCGTCGCGACATGGAAAAATATCTGGTTGATATTGCTCAGGCCAAATCCGGCACTGATCCGCGCAAGACCGCCACCCTAGAGACCTGGGTGTCCAATGCCAGCGTAGGCGCTGGTTCGGGTGCAGTCCCCGCTGGAACGGGTGCCGATGCCCATACTGCTGGCACCGCTCGGGCCTTGACTTTGGCTCTGATCGAATCTGCACATGCTCTGGCATGGGCTGATGGTGGCCAGCCATCATTATTGATGATGAGCAGTGGAAACAAGACCAATTTCAGCAACTTGAGCGGCAACGTGACCAATCAACTTGCCATGACTAATCCGAGGGAAAGTTTCCACGTCGGGTCAGTCAGCGCCTTCTTGACCGACTTTGGTCAGTTGGACGTGACGATGAATAGACACCTATCCAATGACTCCATTTATGGAATCGACCCAGACTGGATGGAACTTCGGACGCTGCCAAATCGTAACTTCCAAGTAAACGATATGGCTCGCACGGGAGATAGTGTACAAAAACAAGTAATTACGGAATTTTGTCTTGTCCCGACCGCGCCCAAAGCCCATTTTGCAATTCATGATCTGAATGGATCGTAATTGCATGTGCCTCACTAGGTAGCCGCCACTAAACGGCGGAAACCAACACTAGGGCCTCCCTTCGGGGGGGCCCTTTTCCGTTCCCCCTGGGGGCCCTTTTTGGGCCCCTTTTTTTATGGAGAATCCTAATGGCCGGCTACAATCTGAAAGAGCAGGGCCCGACCAAAGACGCCAAAATGAAGGCGTCCAAAGTCAAGGGGTCCAAAAAAGTATCATCCTCGAACAAAGGCGCGAGCTGCAAAACTGGCGGTTTCGTCTCCTGATGGAACGTCTCCTGCTCAACGAACCAGGTCGGCGAACTAAGTTAATCTATGAGGACGGGCGACCGATCATCCTCATGGAGCGAAACGCCGATCCAATCACGAAGCAGGCCCACGAGCTGGCTCGGGAGATCCCGGGCCGGCAACTCGGGTCTCAGAATCACCGGCGGCACATCGCCGAAATCCCCGCTATCATTTACCACGACCTAGTTCAGCGTTTTGGGCTCCCCCGACACAACCCGAAGGATTGGGCGGCGTGGTTCAATAACGCCGAAAACGCGGCTTTCCGCGTCCACCCCGGGAGGGTCTGATGGCTGCGAATTTCACCGCGCTGAAGGCCGAAATTGCCGACCACCTCAATCGAACGGATTTGACCTCGGTAATCCCGAGCCTGATCACTCTGGCTGAGGCGGAGCTGAATAACACGCTGCGGAGCCGGGAGCAGATACAGCGGGCGAGCGCCACGCTAGATCAGGAATATGAGTATGTTCCCAGCGATCTGCTGGAGATGCGCCGGATGGTCCTCACCACGAGCCCCAACCGCACTCTCGATCAGATGTCGCCGACCAACCTCATCAGGGAGTACCCGGGGACGGGGACGGGGATCCCCCGGGCCTATTCCGTCATCGGGCCCCAGATGCAATTCAGACCGGCCCCAGATTCAGATTCAACCTACACTATTGAGATGACCTACTACGCGACGGTCACGCCCCTGAGCTCCTCACAGGAGACCTCCTCGACGTTGACGGCATACCCCGCCCTGTACCTCCAGGCCTGCCTCACTGAGGCCTATCTGTACCTCCACGACACAACCGGGGCTTCCCGCCACCTGCCCCTCAGAGATCGCCTGGTCGAGCAGACCAATGTTGCTACCGAGCAACATCAGTATTCGGCTGGACCGCTGCGGATCGGCCATGGCATGCGCGATATTTCTGGAGCATTCCGATGACCACCACCTGGACCACCATCGCCTCGAATTCCGTTACCCAATCGATCGCAGATGCGGCTGCGACCTCGGCAACAGCGGCCAGTGATTCGGCCAGCGCCGCAGCCACCAGCGCGACGACTGCCGCTGGTAGTGTCACGAGCGCGGCTGCTGAAGTAGTTTTAGCAGAAGCCCAAGTAGTTCTGGCTACAAACCAGGTCGCTTTGGCTACCTCTGCTGGTGCTGCTGAAGTAGT